TACTGCACGCGGTTATGAAGGCAGGAAAATACGCCGCTTGCCACATCCTCTCGAGGCCTGCCTAGCACCCCCAAGCACTACACCAAGGAACAACCACTAAACTATTTGCTTCCACTTCCAAGCTAAATTCCAATTCCACAAATTTAGCGGAGGGCACTTCCAAACGCTTAGATCTCGCATGAGCCTGCGACGCACGCCAACATTTGTGCGCCCTCCACGTTATCTGTCTGCTCCTTAAACAACGTCCAGTCTATCTTCGGAACCCGAGCCTTCAGCTCATTGTACTGCTCCTCCGTGCACTCCTCATACGGCGCCTGGCGGTACGTGCCACCATCATACGGCAAGAAGCTTACACCGGAGATCTCGTCGAAGTGATCCCACACCCACGCGCCAACCGAGGGCCAATCCTTCTCCTCGACAGAGATTGTAACAGACGGCTTGTGCTCGCACCAGTGCCTCTGGTAGGCGAGCCAGAGCTCCAGGTGGGATATGGCCGAGACATCGTCCCTGACTAGCCCGGCCGGAGCCTTCTGAGGAAAGCTGAACACAACCGTCTGAGTCGGCTTGTAGACGCAGTCCTCTGCGGGTACACCCTGGCTGACGAGGAAAGCGCTAAGAGGATCCTTCTTATCTCCTCTGACTCGGCGGATGTAATACCGGGAGTGTCTCGGGTGAATTCCAGAAGCTGAATCAACGAGCTGTGATACTGTTCCCGATGGCTTAACACAAGTGATAGCCGCGCTCTTAGCGACTCCGAGTGTATTAGCCCAGAGTTCATTGGCTGCTCGTGAGTGCTCCCTGAGCTGTGCAAGAATTCCTGCGAGAACTTCACCATTTGTGCACATCTCCGTGTTGTCGTAGATACCGGTTAGCGACACTCCGAGCAGTCTCTCTTCCTCGGTGTTGCGCTGCCACAGCTTTCGCAGATACGGAAACTTTGTAAAGGTGGACTGAATTGTTCCCAGTATCGTCGCCACCTCAACCTTATCCTTAAGAGTCTCCAGCGTATCGTCATGTCTTACCACCACCTCGGTAAGGTTACAAAACTGGTAGGGTCGCAGAATAATTTCGGAGCAAGGATTTGTACCGAAATCAAAATTAGGATCGCGATGGCTATACTTGGCAACAGTTTTCTTAGCAGCTTCACGATTAAATATCCCACGCTCCCCAGAATGAGAATTGTAAAGACTAAGCCACTCTTCCATAAACTTACCCACAGTTGGGGTCTCATTATAAACAGCAGAGTTGTTAGCAAGTGCCCGATGCGGCGCAGTTTCCCACCAAGGTCCAGATTTCGCATGTCGAATCCTTTCGTCGTCCAGGTCGGACAGAGAGATCATAGCCGAGCGGCGAACGCCACCCACGACCACAACCTCGCCAATCTTGCACATCAGATCATGGCACTCCAGGGTGTTTAGCTTTCGTCCTTTGGCGTGCTTGAAGGTGTTAACCGCGAACGAGAATAGGTCCACGAGGGGTCCTGGTCCGCTAGCTCTGCCGCCGAAGGTTTTGAGTCTGGCGCCGGCTGGTCGGATCTTGCTGACGTCCCACTTAGGTACTTCGCCAGCGTATAGATGCGCGATGAGGAGTCGGAGGGCTTTTGCCCATCCTTCTTTTGAGTCGTGGACAGCGATAACATGTTCGCTTTCAAAAAGCTGCTCCGGCACGTCGGGCAGCTGAGAAGTGTATTTAGATTCAACGCTGAACCCGACGCCAGTACCGCAGAGCAGGATGAACATAGCTTCATCGAAAGACTTCGGGTCGTCGACGGGGAGATACGAACAATTGTAGATACAGGTGTTATCACGGTCTGCGCTCCTTCCGGCTGTCATCATGGCGCGCATCGAGGGCATGACCTTCATGTCGTAGATTGCCTTGTAGATACGGTCCTTGAGTTCTGTGTTGTCTTTAATCGCCGGCGTGCGTGAGAAGACGTAGTCGACGTATCTCCATACGGTCTCGCTCCACTGCTCGCGGCGGCCCTTGTCGTCAATAAAACGCGCGTAACGGCTGGCTGCAATATATTCTTGGTATTGATCCATGGTTCTTTTCTTGGTGTGTTAGGGAAAAACTGCCGGCGGTACTCTGCCGGCAGCCGGTGCAAAACAACTTACTTTACTGCGCTCTTCTTTTTCTTTGTGGCCTTCATAACCGGGGCCTTAGCTACTGCGGCCTGGGCGTTATCGAACCACTTGAATACGGGGTTGACCTCTTCTGGCGACACCGGCAGCGTGATTGCCTTTTGCAAGAACTCCATGCTCTTCTCCAAACCCTCGAGCATGAACTGCATCTGCTTCATAACCTCCTTCGCGTTGTGCTCGCTCGCGTAGTAGGTTACCTTGTTCTCGCCGTCACCGAAAGCCAGGTTAACATAAAAATCATCACCCTGTGACGCGCGGGCTTTCACGGCGACAAACGACTGGTCGGTCGGAAAGAACTTTGAAAAGTCTAAGCTAACTGCTTTTGACATATTAAACTCCTATTTAATTTACTGTTGCTGTGTTAACGAAGTCTTTAGTTAGCAAAGTCTTCGGCGGCGGTTGCTGACCCACCAAGTTTATCGCCATCTTTGAGCTTTTGCACGTTGTTTAATCCACAGCCAATACCCTTGGATCCACTGGTGTTGTACGCAAAGAAGCTGATCGACGCACGTCCGTAGCAGCCGGAGTAGAACTCCGAACGGTCCAGGATTGGGTTTAGATCGGCGTCAACAACCCCCGGCTTTTGCTGGCTGTTAGCGTTGATAAAGTACATGCCCTTGTACGCGGGGTCGTCTGGCTTCTCAGCGTCACCATCACGAAGACCTCCCTTGAGCACCGCGGGGATCTTACCGCCCCAAATCTCTTTGTTGTCTTCCTTGGATTTCGAAACGGCGTTGTTGATTTTGTCAACGTTTTCTTTGTCCGTCTTGGGTATAAGCAAAGAAATTGAGAACTTGGGAGTGGCTCCCTCTTGCATTGCTTTTGCCTCAAAGACCGACTCGTACGAAAAACGAACTGGTCCAACTACTACTTTTACTGACTTTGCCATACTAGGCTCCTTGTTTAGCGTAATGACCCTGAAATCCGGCGGGTCCGTGCCGGTACTGCAATTCTACTCTGATTTATCGCCAACCTCAAACGAGTCAATTATGAGGCCAACCTGGCCGATGGTGTACCCTATAAACGCCACCATCATGCCAATACGACGCACCTTAAAGTACGAGAGCGTGGTAAATATGTACATCAAACCAACCAGGCTCAAGAAGATGTGGGGGCTCATTCTAGCACCAAGTCGTCAATGAACACGGGGGTGTTCTCGCCAACGTAAGCGCCCAGGATGTTGAACTGATAGTGCTCCATCGCCTCGTCAGGGGTCATCCTGTCGTGCTTGATTAGAATCTCAATAATTCTGGGCTCGCTGTACGCGACGGCCATCATGCCGAGGGCGTTTGTTGCTACCCCTATGATGGCCTCGTCGAAGTACTCCTGGTCCATGAACAGCAGCTCCTCGCCGCCCACGTAGTTGTCTGCGATTTGTTGTCTCTTTTTCAAATTCTTTCCAGCATCTTAAGTTGATAAATACACTCTGTGGTGGCTATAGAATAATTTTCGTAAGTTTTTTTCACTTGATAATTATCGGCTTCTTCAAGAAAAAAATCAAACTTTGTCTTAAGTTTTTCTAAAACTTTTATAGCTTCCTCAAGTTTTTTATCTTCACCGTACTCAAACAAATGCTCCCCAAATGAGGTAAGTTCTTCTTCTGTGAAATCTTCTGTTTTGTTTGTATTTTCAAAACCAAGGTAATCTTTTAGTGCGCTTGCTACTATTTGTTGCTTTTTCATTTAAAATCCTCCGCGGCGTCGTTCTCATCTTTAACAAGCTTGGGCGAACCCTCTGGCTTTATTACTAGCACCGACAACAGGTCCGACACGTAACCCTTCTTCCCGAGCTTCTCCAGCTTCGCGATCGACTTTAACGAGGCCGGTTCCATAATCTCCTCCTCTTTGAAACCTTTGTCAAGCAATATCGTAGCCGCCAGGGGCTCGTCGGTTATGCGTCGGTGAGTCTTTGTGGTGACGAGCTTGTAACCCTTGGGGGACAGGCCCTTGTTTATTGCCCGTTCGGTAAAGAAAGCCTCAAGATCGCTAACATACGACTTCAAATGCCCCGATCGGGAAAATGCTAACTCGATCTCTTCGTCGCTCAGGAGCGCCGGCTCTCTGAACTCTAGCGCGGCGATCTCGTTAACAAAGTCTGACCTGGCTCGGCACGTTGCCTTCGCCCGGCAGAACTGGCAGTGATCTCCTGCTACGAACTCGCCCGAGCCCGCCCAGGCCTTTTTGGCTTTTGGCTTGACGAAGTAGTTCGCCCAGTCGATGAGCTTCGCGATCGAGGTGCCGTCGCTTGTGATGCTGTCGAGGCGGGGCTGGACGATGGTGTACTCGACTTCTTTGATGTCCGGGTAGTCTTCTTTGAACTTGCTCCAGGCGCCGAGCGCGTAGAGCCTGAGCTGCGAGTTGTCCTTGGCTTCGACGGGGATGCCTTTGCCGAACTTGAGGTCGATGACTCTAACCTTGTGCTTCGACAGTACCACGACATCAGCAGTACCAAATCCGTCAGGAGCCCAGTCAGAATAATCCACACGTTGTTCAAATAGAGGAGTGTCCCCCTCACCAATTTGGCTGCGTACATATAGCACATAGTTATCGACATACTCTTCAAACTCCTCGTTGTAGTAGGGGGTGGCCTTGATGATTTCGGATTCTCTCTTGAACTCCTCAAATCCGATCTGGCCGTAGTGGTGGCGAAGCTTCACCTCGGCCAGCGTGTGCGCCATGGTGCCCTCCTGGCTATAGTCAAAGCTGCCAGCGGATCGTTTTATTTCTGGGAGTGTGGCCTCGAGACGGGCCGAGGGGGTACATGTTAGCCAACGTTTTGATGCGGAGGCTGATAGAACGGCGTGAGCGGTCATGTCGGTTTTCCTGTTTAGCGGTTAAGTTGTACTACTACTAATACAAAACGGGACAGCTTTTTGGGCTGTCCCGTTCAGTAGTTGACTAATTTATTGGGTTATTGTTTTGCTGTTTTTAGCTGGGAGATCAGATCATTAACCGCGCCGGTGAAGTCCACGACCACGTCCGCCTTGACCTCGAGCTTCTGGTCTCTAGTCTCCTTGTAGTCCGTTGGGAATTGACCGCGCAGGGCGATCTCCGCGATCCTGGAGTTGAACGCCTTGTTCCCTACGTTAGCCAGTAGCTCGCGCTCCCAGTACGCCTGGGAGTGCACCAGCGCAACGCCTAGCGCGTCCGCGAACTCTGGGTACTTCTTCTTCCAGTTCTCGGCCACGTCCTTGCTGATGCCGAGCTCGGACCACATCATCTTCTGCGACGCGCCCTGCTTGCCCATCTCGACTAGCGTCTCGCACATCTCGGGCTTGAAGGTAAACTTTTGCTTTGCCATTATTTTTTAGCGGTCTTCGCCGACTCCTTGAACGCCTTCGCGGTGGGCGCGCCCTTTTGCCCGGGCTGGCGCATCTTCTCGCCCGAGCCCTTGGCTATCCGCTCGCGCTTGGCGGCGATGTTGGCATAAAGGCCGGGTTTGGATGGGGTAGCCATTATTTTTTCTTTACCTTTCCGCCGGACTTTTTCTTGTCCATGCCCATGAGCTCGGCCAGGGTCTTGCCTGATCCTCTGACGCCCTCTTTTTTGGGTGGCGACATGGGGTTAAACGGGCGCACCGGGGCCGGCATGATCGTGCCTTCTGGCCTGGGTGGTGTTCCGCCTCCGGCCATCTTGGGTAGTTTCTTGAAACCTTCCATGGTTTCCCTTTCTGTGGAAATCTGTGCTGGGGAAAAGGGGCGTCTCCCGACGTGCCCTACTTCTACTTATGCAAAAGCCAACCCATTATGGCCCTGAAAAATTTATTGGTTTTCCTGGATTTCTTGCTGGTGTCTGGCGGTGGATTGGCCGCCTTGACGGTGCCCAGGGCCTGGTTGATCAGGACCTTGGTCATGGCAGAGGCTCGTTCGACACGCTGCGCCTCCTTGATGGGGTCCTTCATGGGCTTCATCTGCTTTGCCAGCAGCCTTCTCATCTCGCGGTTCATAGCTTCTCCTCCTTTATAAGTTTTTCAAATAACTCAAACGCAAGCTCTCCGCGAATGTGGATCAGCTGCTTTATCCCCAACAGCGCGTTAGCCATCTCCTCGACGTCAACCTCCCCCTGGCGGTCGTAGTAGTACTTGAATACAGTCTCCACGTCCTGGTCGGAGCTCCACAGGCGCATGATCGCGTCCTCAAGATCAAACCTCGTCTTTTTTTGCCCCATTGAAGCTTTCCTCTCGTATTGATTCAAACAAAGCATTAAAGCAACTACTTAGCTTGTCGTTTATCTTGTCCAGCTCGGAGGAGATGTGGTGCATCATGTTGTCCACGTCTCGCTTGTTAGCCTCCGGCGCACCAAACGACATCACGCGAACGGCGCTCGCGAATAATTCCAGGTCGATGCTAATGTTCTCAATCTCTGACAGCTCTTTGTAGTGCTTCATACCCCCATCTCCTTGCGTATGAGCTCAAGCGCTCGTTTCAAATGATACCTCCAGTACTTCTCCGTGACCCCAAGGTCGGCGGCGGTGTTGCCCATCAAGAAAGCCTCCACGACCTCCTTCTGCTTCGCGGGCATCTTGCTGTCCACGATCCTGCGTATGTCGATCAAGTCGTCGTGCGTCCAGGGCACCCAGCCCTCAGAGCTCGTCGACGTTATCCCCTCCACGTCCTCCTGCTCCATCAAGTCCGGCTCTTCGTCTGACAGCCGCGGGGCGGCGCAGTTTATTTTATATTTTTTGATGATCATGGTAGTTAAATAATGCGGCTGAAAAAACATTCCCCATGCCAGCCGCGAGCGAGAGCATGAGCCCCCTCGGAACGGGTTGGGGCTCTGATATAAATCTTGTGTCTCGCTCTGTTCTGTTCTTTATCTCCGGTATCTCTCCCTTTTTTATGCCGTCCAACAGCAGACATGTCTCCAACAACCCGCTCGCGCCCATGGTGTGCCCGATGCGTGGCTTGTACGATGTGGCGATGAAGTCATCGAAGAGACCCTCGATAGCGGCCCTCTCTGACTTGTTGTTCATCCCGGTCCCGGTGCCGTGTGTTTTTATCAGCGCCACCTCCGATGGGCTACGATCCCCCAAGGCGCCCAGTATAGCCCTCGTGTAGCCCTGCCCGTCCTCGAGCTGGCCTATGGGGTTGGCGTTGTGCTCCGAGGCCGTGTAGGCCCCCAGGAGCTCTGCCTGGGGGTTATCCTTGAGCGCCCTGTCCGACTCGAACACGGCCAGCACCGCACCCTGCCCCAGGTAGAACCCACGGTTGACGCTGTCGAAGGATGAGGGCTTGGCTCCGCGGTCGTCGTCTTCTTTCGTGAGTGTGGTACCGGACGATCCGAAGAAGGTGAGGAGCTGGTTCTTTATGGTGTCCTCAAAGCCGAGGACTATCACGCGGTCGAACCCGTACAGGTTGATCAGGTGACGAACGTCCATGAGAACCTTAAGGCTAGACGCGCACGTGCTGGCGTCCGTCGCGGTGTAGTCCGTGGCACCGATCTGCGATGCGATCCGCGAGCCGAAGATGTTCGTCACGGTGAGGATCTCCATCCGGTACGCGTACGCCAGGGAGTTGTCGAAGTACCTCTCGTCCACGGGCACTCCCCCGGAGTTCCAGGATTGGGAGCCCCCCGCGAGTATGAACCCCGTCTTGCCGGGGACTGGGTTGCCCCTGATGTACCCCACCATCTCCGGCGTGACCACGCGCTCCACCGCGCGCTGTGGCGTGTAGAACAGGCCGGACTTCGTCGCCTTTAGCAGCTCCGGGAAGAAGTGCGCCCGCTGCGGGTATGCGTGATCGTCCACGAGGTGTAGATCCTCGGTGCTTAGCGTGCTGTACTTTGTCAGGTATATCCTCATCGTATTTTCTTCAGCGCCTCCTCCATGGTCTTCGGCTCTCTCGTCTTGTTCTGGTCGATAAACTCGTAGATCTCGGCGAGCGTCTTGGGCTGTAACTTCTTGGCCTGCTCCTCCGAGATCCCGTAGATGTCACAATAGTAAATGCTTACTAACAACGTGTCAAGGCTGTCAAGGTTTACCTCGGACAGCTTCTGGTCCAGGCTGGTCGCGTCCGTGCTCGGCACCCCGATAGCCCGGGAGGCTCGTACGATCTCGTTGAATAGTTGTACCCTGTCCATCACCCCTCCATCTTCAAGTCGTTCATGAGCGCCTCCTGGGCGCTGATCTTACCCTCGAGCACCTTCACCACCTGCTCGTCGATCGTCCCACCCAGCAGTATGTGGTGGATGATCACGGGCTTCTCCTGGCCCTGCCTGTACACCCTGGCGTTGGCCTGGATGTAGTTCTCGGAGCTCCAGGGTAGGTCGTACCATACAACCTGGGCGATCTGCCCCTCGTTGCACTGCAGGTTCAGGCCGATGCCCCCAGACTGAGGGTGCGCGAGCATGATCTTGACCTTGCCCGCGCGCCACATGTCCAGGTTGTCGTCCGAGAGCTCCTGGGCCTCGGGGAAGCGCTCCTTGAGCTTCTTGAGCGCGGTCTTGTAGTGGTAGAAGACCAGCGTCGGGTGCGGGTTCTCCTCGATCAAAGACTCCAAGAACTCGATCTTCTCCTCAGAGCTCTGCGCCTCGCCCTCCTCCGTGTAGAGCGTGCCGCTCGTGAACTGCAGGAGCTTGTTGGCGAGCGCCGCGGCGGTGACCGCGGTGACCTCCTTGCCGTCGATCTCTGTAACCAGCTCTTTACGAAGTTGTTTGTACTTAGCCATGACCTCCGACGATATCGTACATGTATGGTACAAGTTAGTCAGGGGCGGCAGTGTCAGGTAGTCCTCCGCGCGCAGGCTGAAGCAGATGTCCGAGACCCTGTCCCTGATCTGGCTGTCCATGCCCGGTCTCACGGCCCACTTGTACACGACGTTCGTGTGCCGGTTCCGCTCGGCGGCGTACATGTACGTGTCACGGAACGCGGTGAGGGTCTTACCGAGCCGCTCGCCGCGGTCCAAGATGCCTACCTGGGACCAAAGGTCGCCCATGCCCTGCGGCGTTGGCGTGCCGGTTAGGATCAGCCTGCGCTTGAACTCGTTGAGCACCTTCTTGATCGCCTTGAAACGCTTCGTGCTCGGGTCCTTGAATCGCGAGCTCTCGTCCACGATCAAATTCTCAAAGAGACCAGAGAGCCAGTTGTCGACGAGCCATGGCACGTTCTCGACGTTGATGATGAACACGTCACAGTTAAACTGGTGCAGCGCGGTTAGTCGCTCGCGCTGAGATCCCATGATCTTGATCACGCGCAGGTCTTTGAGGTGGTCCCACTTCTGGCACTCCTGGGCCCACACAGACTCGGCCACGCGCTTAGGCGCAATGACCAGTGTCCGCCCCGAAGAATTCTCCTTGATGATGCTGAGAGCCGTCACAGTCTTTCCCAGCCCGGGCTCCATGAACAGCCCCATGTGCGGGACTCTTCCGGCCAGGCGTATCAGGCGTTCTTGGTACGGGTGTAGGTTTGTCCTTGAAAGCATTTAATACTTCCTTTCGTTTGTCGTGTAGCCAGTCGGCCACGGCGTACAGTTCTTTTTCTGTTACGGTATGCTTTATCTTGTTGGCTACGTTAGATATAAAAACAACATTCCCTTGGATGTATCCTATTTCGTTTAGCACGCGGTCTAACGATGGCGCGTTAGGTGATTTGCATTGACCGGCACCAAGGCCTGACGAACCCCAATCAAATTCTGTTCCAAAAATTGGGCAACGGTCCGTAGCAATAGACAAAAGATATTCTAGTGTTAGATCGCACTCTAACCCCCATTTTTTAGACCTGGATCTAGCAGAACCCAAAAAAACACAGACGTGTCCGCGTTTTGTGGCGCGGTAGGCACGCTGAATTTCATTAAGTTTTTGTTTTGATAAACCCATCAACGTCCTCCTTAGACCTTAATACGGTTACCGGAAAGCCGAGATCTGATAATTCTTTGAACACGACGAGCTGCCTTGCTGACAGCTTTCCCCTCTCTGTTTTTAGCTCGACCAGGTGGATCTGATTTTTCAGAAACACAATCCGATCCGGGACCCCCGTTATCGTGCTTATCCACTTTAGGCTGAGACCCCCGAGCTCCTTGACCCTTTTGCTTAGATGCTGCTCGATTCTCTTTTCTAGCATTCTTCTCAATCTCCACTTGGATGCCCGTCGTGATCTGCTTGACGATGTGCTCGGTCAGGTAAGCGCGCGACTCTTCGCCGATCTCGTCCGGTGCCTCGCCGATGTGCTCAAATATCCTGCACACACAATGCGTCGCCTCATGCGCGATGACGCCAGCCAGGAACGCTGGGTCCTCGTCCACGCACTCCTTCAAGTCGAACGCCATGATGATCACGGCGTGCTTGCCGTC